GCTGGCCATTGGAAGCTAAATGCGCGTATGGAGAAGGTTCTAGCGGATATTGAGGATGTGTGATATGCAGCCTGCGTGGTATTATTAATTAAACTGTGCTAATGTGCAAAAAAAGCTAGAGGATAATGATATGAAACCATGTAAAGGTTGCCCCACCCCAGCAGCATGCAAACGTGCAGGCAAATGTCTTGCGAAAAAATACGGAAAATAAGTCATGGGCATTTTTGATTTTTTAGGCGACTTATCTTCAAAGCGCAGTAAAGAGCTTGGCCTTGGCGGCATACAGTCTTTGCTTGGCACGCGCCGCGCTGCACAAGCTGGCGCAATTGGCGATGAGATGATGGGAATTACAAACAAAGATAGTTTGCCCGGTTACTTTAATGAGCAGACGCGTGAGTATGTTCCTTGGTACGTTGATTTGTTTGACGGCGGTGGATTGAATGCTGCTGGCAGTGTGGCGGAGCAAGAGGCTGCGCAGTCTATGGCTGCTAGCGTTACGCCCGGTAGTAGCCCCGGCGGCGCTCCTACGCAATCTCCCGGTTTGCTTGCAAATAATCAATTTTCTGACATGGAGCGTAGGCAAAGGTCAAACCCACTTGAGCCATTTGGCGGGTTTGGTCCTGCAATACAAGATACGCCAGACACGTCATATTACACGCCACCTTCGTCTATGCAGATGCCAACTCCCGCTGGTCCGGGTATGCCAAGTTATACGCCTCCTTCATCTATGCAGATGCCTACCCCAGCTTCAGCTGCAAGGCCTTTTACCCCTGCGCCTGAAAGCACGCCTCGTTTAAGCGAAATGCAAACGCCTATGATGCAGCACCCTGAGTTTCCACAGTTTGTTGATATTATGAAAAGAGCAGGCAACGAGTCTGTATTCCAAAACCCAGAGCAAGCTTCGTTTGTGTTTAATAGCTACCTAAAGCAAATAGGTTATAAGTAATGGCAATAACAACTTACGCAGAGCTGCAATCTAACGTCACGGATTTTCTTAACCGTGATGATTTGGCGTCGGTTACGCCGACGTTTATATCGCTGGCCGAAGCTGACATGCAGCGTCAGGTGCGTCACTGGCGTCAGGAGAAGCGCAGCACTGCGGAGCTTGACACGCAGTACAGCGCAATCCCCGCTGACTTTCTTGAGGCTATTCGGTTTTACATTACGTCGGGCGAGACGCGTCCGCTTGAGTTAATAAGCCAGTTTCAGTTGCTTGACCGCAAATATAAGAGAGCGAACACCAGCGGTGAGCCAGCTTATTATGCAATTACTGCCGGTGAGATTGAAATATTCCCTGCGCCTGATGGCACTTACACTGCCGAACTATATTACAACGCGCGCATTGAGCCTTTGACTGACAGCAATACATCCAACTGGATGTTGGAATACTTCCCTGACGCATACTTGTATGGTTCACTCATACACTCCGCGCCATACTTGAAGGATGATGCGCGCTTGCAAATTTGGGCAGCTTTGTATCAAAGCGCGATTGATGCTATAAACATGTCAGGTGAAAAAGCTAAATTTGGCGGATCAGGCCGTCGCATGAAAATAAGGGCTTACTAACATGAGTTTTTCAAACACATTTGAGACCACAGTTTTAACTTGGGTCTTTACGAACAGCGCAGCGACCCGCCCAACCGCGTGGTATATTGCACTTTACACTGCATCGCCATCTGATCCCGGTGGCGGAACTGAAGTCACTGGCGGCGGTTATGCGCGTCAAGCCGTTACGTTTACTGTTTCCGGCAACACGGCTTCTAATACTGCCGCGATTGAGTGGCCAGTTGCTACAGCGGGCTATGGCACGGTGACTGACGTTGGCGTGTTCGACGCGGCGTCTGGCGGCAACTTGATTGCTTACGCGGCGCTGACCACCAGCAAAGCGATTGACACGGGTGATGTGTTTAGGCTCCCAGCGGGTGATCTCGACGTTACGCTTGACTAATGGCTGAGTATCGTTCTGGCTACGGCAGAGCTACATACGGCTCGTATAACTACGGGTTGGATGGCTTTGTCACTGACGGCGCTGGCACGATTATTGTCACGACAACAACGGCTGCGGCCTCGGTTCGTGTTAGGCTAGACGCATCTATCGTTGTAAGCGTGTCTACGACATCGTCAGAGGCCGTTAGAGTGCGTGAAGCGTCTGCGTCCAGCACGACATCAACCACGACCACTTCCGCCGCCCAGCGCGTGCGTGAGAGCGATGCAGCGTCAACCTGCGCTTCAACGACTTCGGCTGCGTGTAATCGCGTTCGCACTGTTGATAGCTCAATTGCTGCTGCGTCAACCACCAGCGTTGACATGGTTCGCGTCAGGCCCACTGCGTCGGCAATATCTGCCGCGTGCAGCACGTCGGCTACAGCTGAGGCGATTTACATTAGCAGCGCTGACATTGCCTGCGTTATAACATCTGTAGCAACGTGCAATCGCGTTCAGTCCAGCGGTGCTTTAATTAGCGCTCTTTTGAGTACGACGTGCAATGCTGTTAAAAAGTGGGAGCCGATCCCTGACACGCCAGAAGTTTGGACTGGTGTTGATCCGTCTAGCAAAGTGTGGCAAGATGCAGGCAGCACGCCAGAAAGCTGGTCGGCTGTTCCCCCCACATCAACGGACTGGACACCCGCCTCGGCTGCAAGCGAAACTTGGGCTGACGCCGCATAGGAGAATATCATGGCTGATACAACGACCACAGCATATGGCTTAACGAAGCCAGAAATCGGTGCATCTGAGGATACTTGGGGTACAAAGATCAACACTGATCTTGATACGCTTGACACGGTTGTAAATGCAATTGGCGGTAAGACTGCTGCTGGTACGTTGTCTTACGCAAATAGCGCGAAGCTGGCGACGACTGCCACGGGTGTAGACGTAACTGGCACAGTCACGGCTGATGGGCTGACTGTTGAAGGGCCAAATTCTGCAACTGTGTCCATTATTGCTCCAACTGATAATGCAACTCTTGAGATAAGAGGTGGCAATTCAGATGCAGGAGTTGAAGAAGCTAATATTGTGTTTTACCAAAATAATGCAGGAAAGTGGCAGCTAGGTAATGCAACCGATAATTCATTTAAACTCTATAACTATGCGGTAAGTAATTATGCGTTAACCATTGATAGTAACAACGACATCAGCTTCTACGAGGACACAGGCACAACGCCAAAGTTCTTCTGGGATGCGAGTGCGGAAAGCTTGGGGATTGGCACGAGTTCGCCTAGTGCAAAACTTGAAGTAAGCGGCCCTAGTGTCTCTGGTTACGGACAGTTTGTCATAAAGTCAGACACCGTGCCGCAAATGACTTGGTATCAAGGCACGACCCTTGAAGCTAATGCTTACGCAGATGGGTCAAAGATGGTGCTTGGCTCAATAACGTCAACACCGCTTGTGCTTAGAACTACAGGCACAGAACGCATGCGCATCGACAGCAGCGGTAATGTAGGGATTGGGACGAGTTCGCCAACTGCTAAACTAACAGTACAGACTTCAGCAGGGTCTTTGAGTGTAGACGCTTTAGGAGGTGGTTCTGCACAAATAACAAGTCCAACAAGTTTAGGTTTTAACGTAGCATCTGCTTATAATCATCATTTTTATGTTAATAGCTCAGAAGTCATGCGCATCGACAGCAGCGGTAATGTTGGGATTGGGACGACTTCGCCTAGTGCAAAAATACACAGCGTTGACAGTAATGGGAATGTGTTGCGGCTGCAAAGAGATGGTGCGTTCACTGGTTCTTGGGATGTTGATATTGGGTCGTTTACCACTGGCGACTTTACTATTTATGACAACGAAAACTCACAAAGAGCCATTGCAATTGCAAAGCTGACAGGGTTCTCTGGCAATTCTGCTGTTTACATCGACTCGTCAGGCGCAACAAGTATTGGGACAACAACATCGTCTGGGCAATTAACGGTTAAAGCAACTGCGGATAGAGCCGCTGGGTCTTTCATTGTCAATGCAAACGGTGATTCAGCTATTTCAATTAAGAATAGTTCTTCAACAACAGTTGGGACTATAGTGGCTAGCGCTTCAGCCACAGCCTACAACACATCGTCCGACTACCGCCTAAAGACTGACGCACAGCCAATGACAGGCGCATCTGCCCGTGTCCAAGCACTGAACCCAGTCAACTTTGAGTGGATTGCAGACGGCACTCGTGTTGATGGCTTCCTTGCACATGAAGCACAGGCTGTTGTCCCTGAAGCTGTCACAGGCACGAAGGACGCCATGCGTGACGAGGAGTATGAAGTTACACCAGCAGTATTAGACGATAATGGCAATGTCGTTACTGAAGCTGTTATGGGTACTCGCAGCGTTCCTGACTACCAAGGCATTGACCAAAGCAAACTCGTACCTTTGCTGACTGCTGCACTGCAAGAAGCTCTCACTAAAATTGATGCGCTTGAAACCCGCATTACAGCCCTAGAAGGATAAACATCATGGCCGTAACATTTAACTGGACAATCCCAACCTGCGAACATGAAGTCGCAACAGGTGGAATTAACGTAGTACACTGGCGCTGCACAGGCGTTGACGGAGATCACTCTGCGTCCTCCTATGGCACAGTAGGCTTAACACCTGACCCTGACGCATCTGACTTCGTTGCGTATGCTGACGTGACTGAAGCACAGGCGCAGGGCTGGGTCTGGGCCAGCGTATCACAGGCTGATACGGAAGCTGCTATTGCTGCAAAGATTGATGCGATGGCAAACCCAACCGCTGCCTCGGGAACACCTTGGGCGGCTTAACTTAACTTAACTTAAAAGGAGATCACGATGGCCGAAGATAAAAAGGTAATCACGATCAACGATGTTGACTACACAGAAGACCAGCTAACCGATCAGCAGAAAGTGATGATTAACCACGTCAACTCCCTGCAACAGAAGATCAACTCGGCCCAGTTTAACTTGGATCAGTTGATGGTCGGCAAGGACGCTTTTGTAAACATGCTGACGGCTTCACTTGAAGCACCAGCGGAAGACGAAGCTGAATAGCTCGCACGATATAACGCAACTGGCCAGCTATATGCTGGCCTTTTGCATATTTGGTACAATGTGCTATATTGGCCGCAATGCGTTTTCCGAGAGGCGACAATGGCTTTAATTGATCTAAACATTCCAGCTGGCGTCTATCGCAACGGCACTGACTTGCAGAGCATGGGCCGTTGGCGTGATGCAAGCCTCATTCGCTGGCATGACGGCGTTATGCGTCCGGTAGGTGGGTGGCGCACGCGCAACAACAACGCTGCAAACGCAAGCATACGCGGCATGACCACTTGGATCACAAATAGCAGCGACCGCTGGATTGCCGCTGGCACATACAACAAACTTTATACTTGGGCCGAGACTGGCACTCAGTATGACATTACCCCGGTTGGCTTAACTGCTGGTCGTGAGGACGCAATATCCTTCACAGGCTACGGCGGCGCGGAGTTTGGCGCATACGCATACGGCATTGCCCGGCCTGACACAGTTCGCATCCAGCCAGCGACCAGCTGGGACTTGGAAACGTGGGGCGAATACTTGCTGGCGTGCAACGAGGACGATGGCAAGATTTAC